GCTGTACTATGCCAACACGAGTTTACTACGATGTGTGGAGCAATTGGGCTTTACTACATCTTCAGACCTCTGATGTTTTCACGTAGCCATCGTGAAGCGTTGAAATACATGGCTGGCCGCGAATTTCCAAACGTAATACCGGGGTTGGTACCTTGTGCTCGTATCAATATACCTAGAACAAATATCGACGTGGAAAGAATCCCACCGATCATTAGTAAACGGATGAAAGTGAAAGTTGAATATGATCCCGAAGAGGATGTAGAAGTACCACCTTTGGATGTCTATGGTTTAACGATACCAGGACCAGCAATTATACCCAAGAACTCGCCTCAAAACTTACACGGGGGAATAAATATTAGACTAGGTCAATTGAAAGAAGGCAACAAAAATTTTCAAAACAAATTTATTAAATATGCTGAAAGATTAATTGACAAATTACCTAGTGTAGACGTGAACTGTACAGAAGAAGAGATACTGGCACATTTAATTTCATCTTACGGGACAAAGAAAGGGAACCGGTTGTATCGGAAAAGAGGAGAAGAATTTACTAAGAGCATGAAAGTGTGTTCACAATTCGTGAAAACTGAAATGTATATTGGTAAAAATCCTGATAATTTCAAGCCCCGGATGATTACACAAAGAGACGAGACTATAGTGGCTAAATTTTCAACACCATTTAGTAAGCTAACCAAACATTTTAAGCAAATATTTGGTCTATACTGTAAAGCTTACTATACTTGTGGCTCAAACCCTGATTTGATGGGAGTTGCTGCAGAAAGATTATTCACTTATACTAACCAATATGAAAGCGATGTTTCTAATTGGGATGGGTCAATGGCAAAAGCGTTTATCATGCTTGAAGTGTATTACTTGAAGAATAAGGTTCAAGGTATGCCTGAAGAATTTGATATCATGCTAAAGGACTACACAAAGACAGATGTAAAATGCCCCCGAATGGGCATTTTCGCTGAACTAGACCATGCCCGAAGGTCTGGTGATCTTTGGACTAGTACTTTTAATTCACTACTGAACATTTTAATTACTATGTTTCTACTAGATTTAGACTGGGAGGATGACTGGTATATGATTGTGCAGGGTGATGATAATGCCGTAGGGACTAATGTTGACATTAGCGCCGCTGGTCTGGTGGAAGCATATGAAGGGTTAGGGTTAAAATGTGAAGTAATAATGCGTGAACACATTGACACCCTTTCCTTTTGTTCAGGTATGTTTTGGAATGTTGGAGGTAACTACAGATGGGGCAATTTACCTTTTAGAGCCTTAATGAAGCTTGGTATTAATTACGCAAGGCACAACCCAAGTATGTATAAGGGATTGTTGTATGGAATTAGTAAAAGCATGTTACCCACCGCAGGACATATACCTTGGATAGGCGCCATTCTTAGAGCAATTGCAAGGACTAGTGAAGAAGAAGGAATCAAAGCCAGATAATATGTCAATTGATATGGTTTACGAAATTGAAGACTTCTTAGAAAAGAGCATTGATATAAATCAGTGCCCTTATTTACTAACTGATAGGCTGTTCATAGAAGGGTTGTTTAAAGATGCCGGTATTTCAGATGACGAAGTTTATGTTTGCCAAGAATATGAATGTTCAAGAAGTGAGTATGAAAAGATAGTTTATGACGTACCACTAGAAGAAGAGAAGAACAAACTCGTCAATGGTGATTTACACACGTCGGTAGTTAATGCGTACCAATTTGGTCTACAAGAAAACGAAGAATTTCGAACAACCATGCATGAGTATATGCATGTGATGTTCACCTTGGTCTCTTATGTGAACTTTAGTTGGGGTGTATCACTACATTCGGCGTATAACCACTATGCTCTAAAATATGGCAGAAAGCCATGCGCTAAGAAGAAGAAGAAGGATGTCAAACCAAAGAAGAAGGTAACAACTCGGAATAACAGTG